TTTTGGGCCGTTCAAGACAGCACAGCAAGTCCCTGCGGCACCGGCGCCAAGTCGCACAATTGGCCGAACGGCCATAAACTGAATGGATATGAGCATGCAGAATACTGATGGTATGGAGCGCATGGAGGTCCGGACTGGCATCCAGTACCGAGCAGCCGAGATAACGGTCAAGGCCGAAAATCCTGGTAATGAAGAGCAAGCACAGGATGGACAAGATGGCTCACCGTCTTTTGAGTGCTATTTCTCAAGTGAGGCTCCGGTACAGGATCGCATGATGTGGGACGCCACGAACGGAGATATCGTTTTCGGTACGGAAATCCTCCTGCACGGCAACGACAATGTCGATCTATCATGGATCTCGTCAGGACGCGCTCCATTCCTGAAGGACCATGATCAGGAAGAGCAGGTCGGAGTCATCACTGGATGCGAACTTGACTTGAGTTCACGGGCTTGCAAGCTGACCGGAATCAAGTTCAGCAGAAGCGAAGGTGGATGTGAGCTGAAGCAGGATATTATCGACGGAATACGCAAAAACGTCAGCGTCGGATACGTAATCCAAGAGCTTGTCGAGGCCGAGCGCGGCGTCTATCACGTCACTAAATGGAAGCCCTACGAGGTATCGTCTGTCAGTATCCCTGCTGATGAGGGTGTCGGGTTCCGCAGCGCAGAAAGATTTTTTTCAACGGTCGTTTACAGACGACCACTTACCGCACAAACACAAACAATAAACAAGGAGAGGGACATGGATCCTATCAATGAAACCGGCGGGAACATGAATCCCGCTCCCGTGGTCGTTGAGACCGAAAACATCGCGTCGCAGATCGCGGCACAGGCTGAGGCCGCAAGGCACCTCTGCCCGAAATCAGGCGAACTCGCTGCTCGTGCTATTGCCGAAGGCATCAGCCCGAAAGAGTTCTACGAGCGCCACCTTGCACCGGCAATCATTGCCGAGCAGGAGCGCCAGGCAACCGTCCAGATCGGCCTTACCGCCAAGGACAAGCAGCGCTTCAGCCTCGTCAAACTCGTCCGTCACCTCTCTGGTGATACGGTCGATGCAAAGTATGAGCTTGATGTCTGCGATGCTTACTGCTCCGCTCGCGGCATTTCGTCGCAGCGCGGTGGCGCAATCATCCCGCACGAGGCCATTCCGATGTCAAACCGTGCAGCCATCATCAGCTCCGGCACCGGCGCTGGCGTGGTCGAAGAGATCCACAGCGGCGAAGTGATCGAGTATCTGCGTGAGCAGGCCGTGCTCGCTCGTGCTGGCGCTCGCTTCATCAGCGGCCTTGTCGGCAAGTACGACATGGCTCGTGTCGGCGTTGGCACCTCCGCCTACTGGGTTGGAGAGAAAAATGAGTCCGGCGCCGACATCACCACCAGTGCACTGGACCTTGACCTACTCCAGTTCACGCTGAAGACGGTCGGCGTCAACCAGGGGATCACCCGCCAGATGCTGAAGCAGACCTCAATGGATGTCGAGGGAATCGTCCGTGGTGATATCTTCGCATCGCTTGCTGATGCCATCGACCTTGCTGGCCTCGCAGGCACCGGATCGAGCAACAACCAGCCGGCCGGCCTGATTGGAACCAGCGGCGTTGGCACCGAGACACTTGCTGCAGCAAACTCTCCAGCATGGTCTGATGTAGTGAATATGGAGACAGCTGTCGCAGAAGCAAAAGCGCTTCGCGGATCGCTGGCCTACATCGCGCACCCGACTCTGATTGGCAATATGAAGCAGACGCTGAAGGCTTCTGGCGTATCCGGCTTTGTTGCCGAGAACGGCCAGGTAAACGGCTATGGTCTGTTCAGCAGCAACAACGCAATCGCATCCAGCGTCAAGCGCATCATCTTCGGCAACTTCGCCGAGCTGATGGTTGGCCTCTGGGGTGGCATCGAGGTCGTGGCAGATCCGTACACCTACTCGCGCAAGGGTATCGTGTCGGTAACTGCGTTCCAGGATGTGGACGTGCAGCTGCGCCATCCGGCCAGCTTCGTCTCCAGCACCAACCCTACTTAATGAGGTGACATATGAGGATTAAGATACGACGAGGTGTCAACGTCCAGACCGCAAACGGCGTGTCCCCAGCTTCGGCTGGGGCCGTCGTCGAGGTCACCGAAAAATGTGGACGTGAGCTGATTGCTGATGGCCGTGCGGTGATTGCACCAGAAGAAAGTACGCAGGCGATACAGCAGGAAGTGAGAGAAGAGCCGATTAAGAAGAAGATGATGAAGCGCTGACATGTTTGCCGAAGACCTAACATCAATGTTTGACGAGATCTACGGTTTCGCGGTGCCAGCGGTCTACAAGACCATGGCTATCTCCGTCCTCTATGACGAGGAGTATTACGCAGCCAACGGTCAAGAGGTAGACATTGAGAGCACGAAGCCGGCTGCTATTTGCAGGTCGGTAGATGTGCTGGGTGTGAAAATCGGTGACAGTATTACGGTCGACTTGGCTCCGTACACCGTGATCAACGTTAAGCCAGACGGCACAGGTATCACAGTGCTCGCCTTGGAGGATGCATGAGTCATGTCAGAACACAGATACGAGATCGTGTGGCGGTTACGCTCTCAGGTCTCACGACGACCGGCGCGAGGGCATTCAAGTCGCGCATCTACCCGATGGATTCGGCTGCTATGCCCGGCATCTGCGTGTATGTGAAATCCGAGAAGGCGATTGAAGAGCGAGACATCCTGCTGGTCAAGGAGGTTGATGTCGTGATCGATGCGTATGTGTCTGGCGTCACTTGGGACACAAAAACCGATACCATACAAGCCGAGGTCGAGACTGCGCTCTATGCAGACCGTAACGCAACGACGGACAAGTATCTGAACGGATTAGCTTTATCTCTTGAATACTCACAAGCCGACAGTCAGTATGTCGGAGATGCAGCGGTGCCGTATGGCGTCCTGCGGATGATTTACAAGGTGCAGTATGCGATCACTCGCGGGGTACCACAAACAGCAGTATAACACCACAAACAGCAGTATAAAACAACTGGAGAACTACAATGGCAGAACTACTTGGCAGGGACTTCATACTCACGAAGGGCTCAGTCGCTATCGCCGGATGCCGCACCAAGAGCTTTACCGTCAACAATGCGCCCGTGGATATCACCTCGGATGACAGTGCTGGCGTGCGTGAACTTCTTGATGCGCCTGGAGAAAAAACTGTAGAGATTAGCTTTTCTGGTGTCGCTACCGACACCACTATCGTCACTGCAGCAATGAGCACCACGGATGTCGTTGACGCTTATTCGCTTGCGTGGGGCGGGAGCACGCTCAGCGGGAACTTCTTCCTGGCATCAGTCGCGATGACCGGAGAGTACAACGGAGCCGTCACCTTTGAGGCGACACTGCAGTCCGCTGGCGCAATTACCTTCGCGTAATTATGGCAGCGATATTTGAGGACGTGGCGATCACCTACGCCGGAAAACAGTACACCGTGAAACCCACCTTCGACATGATTAACCGAGTCGAGATGTCGAAGGTGTCGGGTGGCCTCGGGATTAGCCTTGCAGGACTGACTGCGCGGGTATCCCGTGGTGATGCCCCTGTTACGGAGGTGGCGAAGATCCTTGCATTTATGCTTGTGTCGGCAGGAGCCGATGCGACACCGGAGGATGTATATGTCGAGATCATGACGGGAACTGACGCGAGACCACTGATCGAGGCGGTGACCTCCGCTTTTTTCCCGGTGGTGCGCACTCAGACTGAGAAGGCTGACGGTAAAAAAAAATAGCCGACGACATTGACTGGGGTCGGATCTATGAGATCGCGATCCTTGACTTGGAGCTTATCCCATCAGAGTTCTTGGCGATGTCGCCAAAAGAGTTCTGGCGCCTCTATTACGCGAAGGTAGACCGTAACAAGAGAGAGGCTGGGCGCCTGGCAGATGGAGATATCGATGACCTGCTCGCAATGCTGAAAGACCACAAATCCAATGAGTAACCAGAATATCCTTGTAAAGATCAATGGCGACGCTTCGAGCTTCGAACGAGCGACTAACAAGGCTATGGGTCTATCGAAGAAGTTTGTTGGAGCCGTAGGGATTGCGTTCAGCGCGACAGCTGCGGTACAGTTTTCCCGCGCTCTCATCGACATCAGCGACCGATACACGCAGCTCGATGGACGCTTGCGGCTCGTCACGAAGTCCACGGCAGATTTCCAGGCGGCACAGGCCGGCCTCTACAAGATCGCCCAGGACACTCGCGTTGAATACGAAGCAACGGCAGATCTCTATACTCGCATCGCGAGATCCACCGACAACCTTGGCCTATCCCAGAAAGACCTCCTCGGGATCACCGAATCCATCAACAAGGCCCTGATCGTCTCCGGTGCGTCCGGCGAGTCGGCGTCAGCAGCACTCATGCAGCTCGGGCAGGGCATGGCGTCTGGAGCGCTCAGGGGCGAGGAGCTGAACTCCGTCATGGAGCAAACGCCAAGGCTCGCCCAGATGATCGCTGACGGCCTCGGCGTCGGCATTGGTCAGCTCAGGGAGATGGGTAAAGAAGGAAAGATCACGTCCGAAGTCCTGATTGGTGCACTCCAGCGCGGTGCTGCAAGTGTGAATGACGAGTTCTCGAGAATGCCAGAGACGGTTGGGCAGGCGATGACGAAGATGAGTAACGCCTTTGAGAATATCGTCAGCGGCGGGAACGATGCGGCCGGAGCTACAAACGGGATTGCCGACGCGATAAACAACATCACGACGACCCTCGAAACAAACCGCGAAGGCATCATCAGTGGGATCAAGGCCATTGGTGACGCTGCGGCCTATTCGCTGGAGAAGTTCGGGCAGATTGGGAAATGGATCAACGACAACCCGAGTGCAGCGAGTGCGCTTGGGTTTACGGCGGCCGGTGCGGCAGTTGGCGGAAAATTTGGTGGAGCTCCGGGTGCCGCTATAGGTGGCA